TTGCGAATTGGTTAAACGTTTCGTCTTTATTATCTAAAGTTTCAGTTTCCCAATTATACAAGTCTTTAGGTTGCTTGATAGACGTAATAATCATTAACTTGCAATAACTTATATCTTTATTTCTAAAACGGCTTTTAACACTACTATTTGTATTGTTATCGGTAAGTTTGAATAATTCCGCTTTCGTAAACACATCAGCGCGTAAATCGTCGAGAATAATACACTCTTCTTTGTCATAGCCGTCTAATACGTCTTTACCGCTACCGCTTACAAAGAAATCGTAATTTAATATTCTCGCCATATACTTGGCTAATGTTGTTTTACCGCTACCACTTGCGCCCGTAATATATATAACTTTCATATCTCTATCTCTCACTTTCATTATGCGGTATTCTTGCATACGTTTAAACAAAACCGCGTTTTTGTTATAATCGTTTGCCGTCATACACTTAAGCACGTCGCTTTTTGTTATCTCACACTCGCCGTATTTATATAACATATTTTCTACGTCTTTTTGGTGTTGTTTCATCTCTTGATATTCTTTAGATAACTTAAAAATATCGTTGAGATTCACACCGCCGTATGAGATAACCGCGTCTTTGTCATACTGAAACTTGCCGTCGTCCTTTGCGCCGTCCGTTAAATGAAATGCATACGCAAGCGCACTTTTCCATTTATGGACGCGTTCAACATATTGCGGTTCAATGTGGCATTGTTTCGCAATATCGTTAATCGTTCGCGTGCAGTCCTTATCGAGCTTCACATATATATGATAATGTGGAGCACGTGGCAAGTCTTTGTCGTGTTTCACTATGAGATATTGACAAGTTATATTGTCTAACCACGATTTAATTATATTTAAATCGAGGCGGTCGCACTCGTTCATTATCTCAAACATTTGTATTTTACCTTTAGCCATTTTAATAAATCTCGCTTTCTAGTTCTTCCAAACGTTTAAAGTCCTCTTGGTCTACGTATTCTTGATAACGTTTCATTAAATAATTGTAATCATTTATTAAATCGTTTTTATTGTCGCAATATTCTTTTAATGTTGCGCCGTTCTCTAATATAAAACTTAATTGCCTTAAATCGCTTTTTAAGGCGTCTATAAGTTCTTGTAATTCTTTGACTTGTATTTCTTCCATATTAAGCCCTCTAAAGTCATAATATTCCTATTTTTCCTATATTGCAACTACATATTAAGACAAGCCCTATATATAGTTGCCTATTCCTACATTTTATAATGTTTTAATAAGCACCTACCTTTTTGATATTATATTCTCTTTAGTTTGCTAGTCTAGTAAAGTGATCGCTTTGCATAAGACCGCGTTGCTATTTATAAAAGCGATCTACTTGACTTAACTATCTAAACTAATTTTTTAAGCATATAACAAAAGGTAAGTGCCTCCTTTCTGTGCTTATACAAACCGAGAATATACTATCTTCTTTCGTAATCTCTAAACAGGATAAAGCACGTGTCCACTTTAGTCCACTCGATACCTTAACTATTCTTTTTTGGAGTCCAAAAATGTGGCTTTCTTCTCACTTGGAAAAGCCCCCACCCCATAAAGGGCAGAGGTGGGCTTTTTCGCAAGCGATGAAGGAGCCAAACCTTGACACCACGAGAGCCGAATAGCACCGCATAAAAAAAGAGGCGCACACACACGGCGCGCACACCTTCTTTTTTTAATGCAAGCACTAAAACGGCAAGTCGCCGTCGTCAACTGTTAATAGTTTCTTTCGTTCGTCGGCATCGTCTTTAATCTTCTTAAATATATCGTTCATAATATTGCTACCAACTTTCTTTTCAATACCAAGTAATAAAAACACGTCGTTCATATCAAACGGAGCAAGTTTTTTTGTAGTCTTATTATAATCGTTATCATAATAACACTCTAAAACCGCACCATTTTCACTTATATAGATAAAATAACCGCCTATACGTCTTGCGAATTGGTTAAACGTTTCGTCTTTATTATCTAAAGTTTCAGTTTCCCAATTATACAAGTCTTTAGGTTGCTTGATAGACGTAATAATCATTAACTTGCAATAACTTATATCTTTATTTCTAAA